CAATACCTGTTAATATTGCTCGTACAATTTCTGAACGTCCTTTTGCTTTTGCTATTGCTTTTTCTTGTTCTTCCTGTAAAACCTCAATCTTAGAAATATCTAGTTTTACAGTATATTTTACGCCATCCCTTAAACTCCAACCACTTGAAAAGAAATTATTAAAATGGTCAATTTGATTTTCTAATGGAGGTATAACACCGTTTAAATAAAAGTTTTTAGTATCTTCTTTAGCATTGTTATAACTTGCTCCATTTGGGTCGTTAAACATTCTTGATTTAACACCATAAACAGAACATAAATCTCTTAGTTTCATTACACCACTTTCTAAAATCTGTAAGTCTGTTGAACTCATTGCTAATGAAACAAAATCAAAATTTCCTGAAGTAGCTTTTACACTACCAAAATTATGTCCACCTCCAATTCTTTGTTTAAGGCTTTTATCCATTTCATCACGTTCTTCAGGTCTTAATGGTCTTTCCCCTTTGTTAGACAGCAACCCAAATGCACCTTTATTTTTAATCAGCGAAGCGTCAGCAGTAATTATCTCATTGGATGCAATTAGGGTTCTGTATGCTGCCTGTAATGGACTTAACCCCATTGTTGGGTTTTCTGAATTTGGGTCAGGATTAAATTTCTTTAGGTGCATTATTTCTTCAGTAGTTAAAGAATATTCTTTGCCTCCTATGTTATATTTGTATGATGTAGCATAAGCACCTGTAAGAGCATAAGCAACTTTAGGAACTATGTATTGAGGTGCTAAATTCCAAGCCTCTGAAAATGCTTCATTTCCTATTCCTTTAACGCCATATTGAAATACATTACCTGTGGCTAATTGATAAACTAAGGATTGATAAGTAAATGATTTATAGTTGTTTTCTGAATTTGGTTTGTGAACGAAATTGTAAAAATCTCCTTCAGTAATTATTTCAACATCACCGTTATTTCTTTTGGCTTCAATTATTATTGGTATGTCTGAACCTGTTTCTGCAATACGATTGATTATTGAATAAATATAAGTGTTTGCTAAAAAACCTTCTTCAACACTTTTTTTCAAATCTGTTTTGCTGAAACCTAAATCAGAAAGTATGGTCATAAACCTTCTTTCGTAATTTTCATCATATTTATTTGAGTTTGAAAACGATTTAAAAAAGTTTCCTAATCGTGAATTTGCCATTCAATTAATGAATTAATAATAATAAAAATTCTAATTGTTAACAAAGGTAAGTAATTTTTTTATTATGTTATCCAAAATTCACCATACAAATCAAAAAATTCTCTCATCATAATACTATCCCAATCATCAGGACTTCTTCCTATTAACTCCTTTACTTTGTCTTTTCCTATTATTCCCATCTTTCCATCCTTATCAATATCTTTTATTTTTACCTGCTCCATTTCTTCAGATACTAATTCAATAACTTCACTATTATCACATATTTCTGCAACACCTCTTTCCATTATTCTTTTAGCCATTTTAATTGAGCATTGACTTTTTAGATTAACATAATTTTCTTTTAATTTTGCTTTACTGTTATTTACAAAGCCTTCACAACCAAGAAAATCAACAACACCACCTCCAACACCATCTTCATCAGCAATAGTTCTTGAATTAGTTATTTGATACTCACCTTGTAACCTTTGTGCTTCCTTTACTACTTCATCTAATGTACTTCTAAGCATTTCAAAACGATGAACACAAACCCAACCCCTCCAAACTCGCATAACTGTTTTATCTTTTCCTTTTCTTGCTACATCAATTGTTAAATAAGTTTCTTTTCCTTTCTCTAAATGGCTTCCATTCCAATAATCCATAATAGCAGAATAGTTGATTAAACTAGCTTTGTCATCATCATATTCCCAATTGCCAAATAATAATCTTTGTTTGCTTATTTCGTCTAATTGCCTTAATGATTCAATATAGCTGCTTGGTAAATGTGGGTTATCTTCAGGTAATGATTGCACAAACTTTCTAAACTGTGGAAGGTCTTTAGCTTTGTGAGGTTTGTAAAAAAATTTGTATGCCCAATTTTTAGAAGGATTACAAGTACCTAAAATTTTAGGAATTAAATCATATTCAACTAACTTGTATCTTATCCTACTCTTAACAATTTGCCAAGCCTTGAATACTACTTGGTTACATTCATCAATAAATGCTCCTGATATTTCTAATGAACCCAATGAATCAAAATTTGGGTCCTTACCTACATAATGAAATAAATCTTTTAGAATAATCTCACTACCATTGTAAAATTCAATAATACCTTTTTGTTGATTGTAATTCCATAAATCATTCAAATCTAAAATGTTTGATACTTCGTGAAAGGTGTTTAATGTTGTTTCTTTTAATGTTTTTAAAACAGCCCTTCCCATAAGCCATCTAGTATTAGGATAGTTCAAACATTGTTCTATTAGCCACAAACAACCTAAAGCAGATTTTCCACCTCCTGCTGCACCTCCATAAAGTACTTCAGTTGTTTCTTTATCCTTTAAAAAATAGATTGCTTTATTTTGTTTTAATAGTAATTCCATTTTCTAAGTTCTTAATAAATACCTCGTATTCTTCATCCGATGGCATTGGTATTTCATCTTGCCAGTTCATTATATCATATCCTCATTAAATGCAACTGCTCCCACAATTTGAGATTTTGCATCTTTTAAAGTTTTTGCTATAAGCATACTTTTATTCTTATAAGTAATTTGCCAACCATTACCAATGTTGATAATTAACCAATTCCCACAACTATAACTAATTTGCCATCCGTAACCTTTATCGTAATCTTTTTGTTTTGTAAATTTTAATTTGTTCATCTTTGTATATTTTAATTAGTTTCTTATTATGGTATAAAGATACTAATTATATTTATACTACCAAACATTTAATGAATTTTTTTTATTTTTTTTTTAGATAAGTGAAACTAACACCCAAATATTACGCAAATCATTTTTATTTTCTCCTTCTAATTTCATTCCTAATTCTTTTATCTTGTTTAGTGCTTCAGCTTTTTTTTGTGCTTTTGTAGTTTCTTTCTTAGAAGTTCCTTCAGTATTAATTATTAGCTGATATTCAAATAAACCTTGTTTTGGGTTTCCCCTTCTACGTTTATTTACTGTATGATTGCCAAATTTATTCTTCCTAAAATCTCTTAATGTTGCTGAAATACTTGCTTCAGGATAGTTTAAAATATTATGTATTTCATTTAGTGTTCTGTATCTATTATCAGACATTAATTTGAAAACTCCTAATGCTTGACCTTTTAAACGTAAATGGTCATATTCTCTAATGTATGAATTGCCATCAAAATCTTTGTTAAATAATTCATTTTGCTTTTCCATTCCATTTAGTTTTTTAGTTCTTACTCTTTGTTTTTGTTTATTAGTTCATCAGCCTTTTTAAATGCTTCTTTGTATGCTTCGTTTCTTGTGCGCTTTTTTGATGTAATATTATGATTAACATTACCAATCCAATAACCACTCCTTTCATAACTCATTGCATTGATAAGAATTTCTTTGTGGTCATAATAAGCCAAGTAAACGCCTATTTGCATTTCAAATGGTAAGTTGTTAAAGCCTATAACATCATTAATATTGTTAAAATGTATATTATGAAAATATTTTTCTATTAACCACTCATCAAACTGTTCTTTATTTTTTCCTGTTACCATCTTTGTTTTGGTTTATTAGTTTTGAATAAGGAAGGGATTTTAACCCCTCCCATTTTTATTATTTAATTTTAAACTAACTCCAAACCGTAAAAATATACTAATTGATTAACTACTGTTTCAGAGTTTATGCTTTCTAATTCTTGAATATCTCCAAAATGTATTGTTTGTAAATATTGTAATTCTTCTAATGCTTCAAATTCACCTAAATCGTGTTTTTTAAGCCATTCAGAACATTGATAATAACCGATTAAATAATAATCTTCATTAAAACAATGATAATGTAAATCATTATTGATTTGTTCAACTGTTAATTCTTGCTTTACTTCTTCAATGTGATTAAGTAATTCTTGTTTGATTGATTCTTTCATTTTTTCTATCTTTTTAAATTATAGTATAAAGATACTAATTAATTTTATAATAACAAATATTTTTTAATAAAAATTTTGATTTATTTCAAAACCCCAATCACAATCTTTACAAGAAATTCTATTTCTCCCATTCTTCACCGTTAAAATTATAAGTAAATTTTTTAACAAATCCATCTGAATTAAAACCTTTTACAACAACTTGTAAAAAACCTTTAAATTCCATTTTATTCATAAACTCTTGTAATTCATTAAAGTCATTTAAGTTTTCTTTAACTTTTCTCTGACCGTTGTTTGCTACTGCTTGAAAATACATATCTCTAAAATTTAAACTTAACTACCTTGTTAAGATGATGTAAAGATACTAATTATATTTATACTAACAACAAAAAAACAAAAAAAATTTAACTTTTTTTAAAATCCAATGTTTATAGGTGTTTGGTTAAGATGTTGCACAGGGTGGACACAACTTTTTTTAATCTTTTTCTTCAGGAGGTATTCCAACACCTAAATTGATTATTTTAATCTCTTTTCCGTTTGTTGTATGGTCAACATTATCGGTTGCCCTTCCAAATGAATAATCTCTGTAATCCTGCATTGCTCTTGCTCTTGTTTTCTTATCGTTTAATTCTAATATGATTAGCTTCAAAGCATAAGGAGTATTATTGTCCTTTGCAATGTCTTTTAAATCATCTTCAGTAGAATTGAATATCAAAGCATAGGCATCAATTAAATCGCTTTTAGATAGCTTTGTAATGCCTTTTTTTTGTAGTTCAGAATTTATGGTTGCAAAACTTTTACGAGGTCTGCCATTTTTATTAATATTATTTTTATTTTCTGAAAACCCATTTGAATTATCTTTACCTTTAAAATTATCTTTTTTTGACATAATTTTTAAATTTAGGGTTGTTATTGAGTTGTTATTTAATATATTTCTTAAAAGCTGCTAATGGATAAAATATTAATGAATTTCTATAACCATTTTCAGAAGTTTCATTTATTGGTGTAACTCCGTGAATATTTTTCCAAGCAGGATAAACTAACATTGAATTATCACTTTGGTTTATTGTAGCATCATAATCAGGTACGTTTAAATTACCACCTGTTGCATTTCTACGTTTTGTTATAATTACATTAACACAACCTTTTATATTGCCTGTATCACGATGAAAAGGAGCAGGAATATTGTAATTAGATATGGAACTTGTAAATAGTTGTCCAAACCTGTATTCCTTTGGCACGTTTTCAATAATAGCCTGTTTTTGAAATTCGTATTGTTCAGGAATTATTTCTTTAATTAGTTGTTCTGCTTCTTTACAAGCTAATAACATTGCTTTTATAAATGTTTTAGCTGTTGGTACATTATGAACTGAACTAATTGTTGGGTATGGTCTACGCATATGAGGTTTTGGAGGTATAGAACCAATTATACAACTCAATTGTCTTGTTCCTAAACCCATCTTTAAGAGTTTACCCCTACTTATACCTGTTTCTTTATTTTTCTTAACAATATCACTTCTATCAAGGTTTGTTTTTGGAACATTATTACTTTTAAATTCTTTGTTTGCTATTTCAATATACTGTTTTAATTTTCCTGAAATTTCTTTAATAAAAAAACCTATTGGAACACCATCTTCATAAAATATAGAATCTTCTAAAATGTTAGGTTCTATATTTATACATTTAGAACCTATTTTAGTTTCGTGTTTTACTTTTATTAAATCAATTCTTTTCATCTTTTTATAATAATGTGAGATTTTTTTGGTTGATTCGGTTTATCTTTTAATATTATATTATTTGGAAATTCTGATTTTAATATTTTAATATTTTTAATTTTGTCATTTAATCTTTCAATTTCAGTTCCTAAACCTCCTTTTTTGTATCTTTCAAAATCTGCAAACATTTGATTTATAATTAAATTTCCACCGTATTTTTTTAAATGATAAAGAGAAGCAAAATAATCAGGAATGCAATTAATTTCACTGTGAAACCTAAATTTTGTTTTTTTTATTGCGAAAAATCTACCATCAACTAAACCAAACTTACTAAATTTTTTTTTTGCATAAAATGGATTTCCACTAGAGTTGAAACCAACCATTTTAATTCCTGAGTTATCAATTTTTAAAATAATTCTTTTTAACTCATTAATTAATTTATCTAATCCACAATCAACAAATTTTCCATTTTTCAATATTTTTGAACATTTGTAATCATCAGACATAAAAATTGCCCACTCATTTTCATTTAATGTATTTAAAGCAAAATTAAAATTATTTTGTATTCCTTTAGGTTGTTTTGTTTCTATCATTTTTCCAAATGTATTTTTAAATTTATTTTTGTTATTATGGCATAATATAAAATGTTCTTCATTTATTTTATTTAATGCTTTTGATGTTGTAGAGTTTTCAAACCTATCGTAATACATTAAAAAT